TGATGGTGATTTCATTCCGTAGGTGTTTTGAGTAGAACTATTCCCAGTTCCCCCAAAACATCTCTCCGCCCTAGTGCATTACATGGACTATGGATGGAGCCCAAGACAGCACCAGCTGTCTTGGGGCCTGTGAAGCGGAATGATACCATCATTGACCCCCTGATGAAAGGTCTTATGAAATGTGGAACTTCTCCTAACCCCATTGATAATGAGCTTCTTGAACGATGTAAGACGGCTGTTGGAAACAATCTTTGTAAAAATGTTGCTTTCAATAGAGTTTTGACATATGAAGAAGCTATTATGGGGGTTGGTGATGACCCTTTTATGAGACCTGTGAATCGACGCACTTCTCCTGGATACCCTTTCATTTTTGATAGACAAGGACATCGGGGCAAAACCAAATGGTTAGGTTCTGATGAGAATTATATATTAGATAATGAAGAGTTGAAAGAGATGTGTTTGAAACGGATTGAATTGGCTAAAGAAGGAATTCGAACACCAGCTTTGTGGATTGATACTTTGAAAGATGAAAGAAGACCAAAGGAGAAAATAGAGCAAGTTAAAACGAGAGTTTTTAGTGCTGGCCCTATGGACTTCATTTTGGTTTTCCGACAATATTTCTTGGCTTTCAATGCACATATGATGCGTGGACGAATTTATAACGGATGTGCTGTGGGAGTCAATCCCTACAGCATAGAGTGGCATGAATTGGGGAAATACCTGCAGGGTGTTGGAAACAACATCTTTGCGGGAGATTTCTCAAATTTTGATGGCACTCTACATCCCGAAATTCTTTGGTCAATTTTGGATATAGTGAATAAATTTTATGATGACGGGGAAGAGAACCGTCGTATACGTACAGTTTTGTTTGCAGAAATTGTGAATTCCATTCACATTATGCGGAACAATGTCTATATGATGACTCATTCTCAACCCTCTGGTAATCCGTTTACGACAGCACTGAATGTTTGCTACAATGAAATTGCATTTATGTACGTGTTCGTTGAAGTTACTGGTGAGTCTTTGCGGACTTACCTGATTTCAGTTCGCGTACAGTTCTTCGGAGATGATTCATTGGTTAGTGTTTCAGATACTATACGAGATAGATTTAACCAGGAAAC